GGTTTCAGCATAACCATCAACACGGTCTAACAACTCAACTGCAGTAGAGTTCATTTGGCCATCGGCCACACAATCATCTAAGTCAATACCTTGAATGCCATCAGAACCATCAAAGGCTATACCAATGCCATCATAGCCATCCATTAAGTAGGCATCAATAGCATCCCCATAACTACACCAGTGTTTTGGATTAGTAACTTGAGCCAATTTGCCATTGACCCTATGAGGTACCTTTTTCCACACCAACTTCCCATCCTTTTTGACCGACTCTTCAAGCTTCCATACTAGCCATCTGCTAATGGCCTTTAATTCTTGAGGTATAAGTTCAGGTTTGACCGGCAATACCGTAGGCTTAATTTGCATCGATCTTGCCCTCCACGAAAACCTTTGCTGCTACTTCCATGAACGCAGCAATAACCTGGCCACGGTTTAGGCCTTTTGGCAAGTTTGACGTGGCTTTAATGGCTTCTGTTAGGCAAATACGGGCCTTGTCGCAACTTTCAAAGACGGCGTCGTCAATGAATCTTGGATTGTTTTCCATAACTTCTTTCGATTGGATTCCATTCACTGTAGAGGTTGGACAGAGGCCGTGAAAGGAAAGCCCCTAGTGTCGGTCGAATAGCTAATTCGTCCCAAGTCCAAAAGCATCATACCTTAAAAAGGTGTTGTACAATCCACACGTTCTAACTTTTTTGTACAAACAATGACCAAAGATCCTAAACTTAAAGAAGCCTGCCAGAATGCCTTGGACAGCGTCCATGCTCATTTTGGTTCTAAAGCCGAAATGGCACGCAAAGCCGGCATGAGTAGGAATGCCGTATCCTATTGGTTCACACGCGGGCAAATTGGCAGAATTGCTGCACTCAAGTTTGGCAAGATGCGTAGCATTGGAATGACCAAAGAAGACCTGCGGCCTGACATTAAAGACTGGGCGCCGATGGCTAAAAGATAAAAATAAAACAAAAATAGTTGTGCAGCCGCTTAAATAGGTTGTACAATGCAATTATCAATAATGTTGTAAATGATAATGAAGCTATACAAACACCAAAAGCAGGCACTTGCTTGGCTTGAACCTAAACCTAAGGCTATATTGGCTTTGGATATGGGTCTCGGCAAAACATGTGTGTCAAGCCTAAACCTGACCGTGCCTGCTCTAGTTGTTTGCCCTGCATCGCTTAAGCTCAATTGGCAAAAAGAGTTAGCTATGTGGCGGCCTGAGTTATCCGTCCAGGTTGTTCAGAGTCCTAAAGACCAATTGACCGGGGCGCACGTCACCATTGTCAACTATGACATATTGGCCAAACTTGAATTGCCTGAATATAAAACCGTAGTTGTCGACGAAGCACACTACATAAAAAACTACAAAGCCAAGCGTACAAAGCTGATGATGGGCTTGATCAAAACCACGCCTAATGTCAGACTTTTAACAGGAACCCCTATAGTTAACAGGCCCATAGAGCTATGGACACAACTTTATGCAATCGGAGCAACCAAATTAGGTTACTTTGAATTTGGCATGAGGTTCTGCGCAGGATGGAAAACACCCTGGGATACGTATGACTTTACAGGTTCAAGTAGGCAGGCAGAATTGGTTAAGTTGCTCGATCCAGTCATGCTTCGAATGACTAAAGAAGAGTGTATTGATTTGCCTGCCAAAACTTATAGGATCATCTCACTTGACCTACCGGTTGACAAGCGTGAATCAAAGTTTGACTTGTCACAGATAGATACGCCTGGGCCAATTGCTTTTGAAGCCATTAGTGACATTAGGCGTCTAAATGCAGAGCGTAAACTAGACTCATCAATCACCTACATAAAAGACTGCCTTGAACAGACCTATAAGATAGTGGTCTTCGCCCATCACACCCATATTATTGATGGGATCATGCAAGCTTTAAGTGACTATGGGCCAGTCGTGGTTACAGGATCAGTCAAGAACGAAGACAGACAAAAGGCGGTTGAGTCATTCCAAACAGACCCTAATGTAGGGTGTTTATAGGCAACATTAAAGCCGCAGGGGTAGGCCTCACTCTAACCGCAGCAAGCCATGTTGTATTTGTAGAAGCACCATGGTCGCCTAGTGACCTACAACAAGCAGCTGACCGCTGCCACAGAATCGGTCAAAACGTCAATGTAACAGTTGATCTTTTGACGATAAAAGCGTCCATTGATGAATTGATCTTACACAAGATCTTGACAAAGATGGACATCATTGACGCTATCATTAAGGAGTCGAAAGACATGAACACAAAACTAATTGCAGCCAAGCTGCGTGAGCTGGCCGAATTGTTTGAAGCAAATGAAGAACCTATCGCTAAGATCATTGATCAAGCAAATGAAGAGCCTATCGCTAAGATCATTGACCAAGCAAATGAAGAGCCTATCGCTAAGATCATTGACCAAGCAAATGACAACCAGCTTAAGGCTGTTGAAGAAGCAGCCAAATTGGTCGAAGCAACTAAGCCTGCTAAAGCAGTTAAGCCTGTGCCTACAGAGCCATCTAAGCAAATGCCAATTGAACCGATAACCATTGACACTATTCGTCAGGCAATGGCTAAGTTGATCGGTTCAGGCAAACGCGACCTTGCGTTGTCAATTCTTGCCAAAGTCGGCGTGGCTAAGGTCAGCGAGATCCCTGAAGACAAATTTGACTTTGTGATGGTGGCCATCAATGAGTAGCCACGCTAAACTGAGTCCATCAGCTAGCTCAAGATGGATGTCCTGCCCAGGCAGTGTCCATCTTGAACCTGATTCTAAAGATGGCGGCTCAAGTGTCTATGCCGAGAAGGGCACAGCCATGCACGAAGTGTCTGAGCTGTGCTTGACTAAGAATCTTGAGCCCAACACTTTCATAGGTAAAACTATCAACGGCCATATCATTACTCCAGATATGGCCGAAGTGTGTCAGGTCTACGTCAACTACATGTCGTCACTTGATGGCGACAAATACTATGAAGAGAAGGTCACACTGGTTGAAGTGATCAATGATTGCTGGGGTACTGCCGACGGCATTGTGGTTCATGGCAGCTTGATGCGAGTCATTGATCTTAAAACCGGTGGTGGAGTAAAAGTAGAGGCTGAAGGCAATTCACAACTACTTTGCTATGCACTCGGGGCTTACTTAAAATACGGGCCGGTTTATGACATAGACACCATTACGGTGACGATTGTCCAACCACCAATGAACAGCATCGATAGCTGGACAATTAGTCTAGAGGAATTGCTGGCATTTGCTGAAGAGCTCAAGCGTTCTTATGCTGCGATTCAAAACACACCTGACCTATTTGTACCTAGTGAAAAGGCGTGTAAATGGTGCAGGTCTAGAACTAAATGCCCTGAAATGCAACGCCTGGCTAATGAGGCGGCTGCACTGGACTTTAATGCTATAGACTCCGATGCTATAGAACATTGGTTACCAAAACTGTCATTGCTTAAGTCCTTTATCGAAGCTGTTGAAGCTAAGGCAAAAGATACTTTGTTGAGTGGTGGTCAAGTCAAGGGTTACAAAGTTGTTGAAGGCCGCAAGAGTCGTGATTGGTTAGACGGTCAAAAAACCGAGTTGTGGTTAAAGCAACAAGGTTATGACAATATCTACACAAAGCCGGAGTTGCTCAGTGTCGCTCAAATGGAAAAAGCTCTAAAGACAGAATCGTTAGACATGACGAGTCTGATTAAAGTCAGCTATGGCAGCCCGACTATTGCCACTGAAAGTGATAAGCGTTCAGCCATAGACAAGGCCCAATCTGCAAAAAAGGACTTCTCTTGAAAAAACCTCACGCTCCTGCGGTGCGTGAATTACTGCAGTCAAACCCAGAAGGAATGACTGTCGGTCAACTCCACACGTTTTTACCACAAATAAGCAACTTAAACACTCTGCGCAAAGTCTTAGAGGAGAGAATGCCAGATGTGTACATTGACCGCTGGATTGCAGGACCTAGGGGTCAATACGAAGCCGTGTGGGTTGCAGTTAAAGTGCCTGCCCATTGCCCATACCCAACTGACAGGTATAAGCCTGAAACTAGATGGGCAAAAATAAACGAAAATAAATGCGTTGAGCATCAAAAAGAGGTTGTACAATGCAATCACGGCAATATCGCCGTAATAATGCTACCTAGAATTAGATAGCTACTCAATGTTGTAAAGGTTTATCATGGCACACGAACTCGACTTCTCTAACGATCAAGCAAACGTCGCAATGGTCAAAAAAGGTGCTTGGCACGGACTTGGCCAAATTTTAGAAGCAGGTCAACCTATTGATGTATGGGCTAAAGCCGCAGGACTGGCCCATATAGTCAAGCGCTCCCCGGTTAATTACATTGCTGACAACGGCCAGATGCTTAAGCACAATGGCAAAAACGTCCTATATCGTTCAGACACGTTTGCACCTCTTGGCGTAGTCAGCGACGAATACAACATCGTCCAACCTGCAGATGTTTTGGACTTCTTTGCTAAGCTCGCAGAAAACAATAACTTTGAGCTTGAAACTGCAGGCAGCCTTTCTGGAGGCAAGCGCGTCTGGGCAATGGCTAAAGTCAATGATGGAGCTACCATAATTGGCCAGGACGTCGTCAAACCCTACGTGCTACTGGCTACGTCATACGACGGCACCCTCGCTACCACGGCTCGTTT